CCCAGAATCCGTTCTTAAAACTGTGGACTATGTGGTCTATCGACTATGGACTGCTTTTATCATCGGGGCGACAGGATTTGAACCTGTGACCTTCTGCTCCCAAAGCAGACGACCGCCACTGAAACTTTGTCGGTCTTACGGCCGCCACACTAACTACCTTGGCGGCCTATCGCTCTACCAAGCTGAGCGATTTTTAGTCCGCCAACGCTTTAGTGGCGGACCACGCCCCGTTTATCTTTCTAAAAGAACTTCAATTAACAGTATACTCGGATAATCATCGGGGCGACAGGATTTGAACCTGTGACCTTCTGCTCCCAAAGCAGGCGCTCTAGCCAAGCTGAGCCACGCCCCGTATCGACGACACTTAGAATAACTCCCTCTCTACCGACGATGAGGGGCTGGAAAACGGTTCAACATCCTTCATCAAGCTTAATCATCTTTCATTGAAGTTTTACTGCAAGTTCACTGCAAATCTCTTCCTGGAAATGACGCTATTCTGTTTCTTTAAGAGTTCCTACAGCTTCATTAAGAATTCCCTGTTTAAATATACCGAAAGCTTTTTCCGGATCCTTTCCGGACTCGACCCCTTGACAACGTAGCACGATATCGGTCAATGTTCTTCTCAATAACCTTATTTTCTCCACATTATCCATCTCTTCCTCCTTTTTAATTATTGAAATATAAGTATACCACTTCCCCTCATCCCCGCAAGCACTTTTCCCCGAACTCCACCTCACCACTCCCCACACCGCCAACCCCGCGTATACTAGGAATATCGCTCCCTGCTGGTAGCTGTGCAGTACCCAGAGGTTATACACACACCAGCAACCGTTAGTCGCGATCCAGATGACAAAGCACCAGCGGTTCCGTTGGATATTAAGGACTGTGCCGGTAATACTAAATAACGCCAAGATCCATAACAATATAGTCATAGAAGAATAAGGAGAAGAGCGGCGGTCATCAGGCGCGCCGTACGCCCTCGCGCCGCTCTCTTTGGGGGAGATTTACTGATACTTCACGGCCGCTATTATTTCCTTGGCCTGCTGACTGACTTTATAACTGGGAAGCTTGTCGGCGATCCGGTCAATAATAATGCCGGCGATCCGGCGGGTAAACCAGTTGAGCCTGATATACCCCTTGGCCTCCACCAGGGACAATGCCAGCGTTACGATCCGCTTGCGGTCGGCCTTATCGATGATCCCATCCTGGGCCATTTGTTCGGCCTCTGCAATCAATGGGGTGACAACAGGCGAGATCTTGGCCCACTTATCCACACCCCAGACCACGATTACCTTTATCCGGGCGACAAAAGCCACTATGCCAGCAATTACTGCGCAAAGCTTAGTCATATTACACCCCCTTAAAATTTCACTTCCGCTTTTATATATCCAACCCCAAACCCGTATTTCGGCCGCTGGGGATTGGTCAGGATCTTCTCACAGTAGGCCATCGCCGGGTAAAGCGTGATCTCGATCTTATTCATCAGCGGGAATTTTAGCGGCAGGTAATCCCCCAGCGTTCCCATCCTGCGCCCCAGGGCCAGTGCGCCGCTTTCCAGTACTTTGGTGTCGTCGTAAGCAAATCCGGCGTCGAGTGTCCATCCTGCGTATACCGCCCTGGCCCACTTTGGCCAGCTTGCCACCTGATCGGCGTCGGTCTTTATCACTTCAAAGGCCGTCATCTGCTTTACCGACTTAGTGTCCGGGATAAAGAATACAGCCTGTTTGGTCGTGATGCTGATGCCAGACGTGGTCTCTGTGGTCTCAGTTTCTGCCCCATACGCAGGCCCAAAATCGAGATNCCCGCNCCCCCCGAGAAACACTGCCATTATTGCGATTATTACAAGTAGCTTTTTCATCCTCACTCCTCCTTTTTGGTTACTGTCCTGCACTCCTTATTCATACCCTACTTTGCTTAATATTTTTTCCATCTTTTTATATACCGACCTAATGCCTTCAACATCACCCCTCTTGTCATACTCCACGGCTCTTTTACGTAGAGCAGAAAACATCGCATTTGCAGCATTAAGTCTATAATATTTATATACATCGCCGCCTTTTAAGGTATCTGTTGTTTTCTGGTATTTTAGCCTTTCGAAGTCGACGTAGAACTCACCGAGTTGTCTTTGAGGTTTTTCAGGGGCGTGAACAAGCAGATCGGAAAGCACCGGCATATCCGACGTTTCTTTTATATCTGCCTGTGGTATCTGTCTTAGAGCGCCGCCGGTGTATTGATTGAGCAGATATTCCATTTTTACCGGGGAAATGGTGTCTCTTTTTATCCCGTTTACCGCCCCGGCTAATGATACCGCAAGCTGCGAGGTGTTGTATGTCTTACGCTCTCCGATAGGGAGATTTTCGAGAGTGCGACTTTCGATTGGAGATCCGAAATAGTTCTTATTCTCCAAAGCCTGGATCACCGGCGCCGTCATAGAGATATTCCACGGGCGCTGGATTTGTCCCTCTATGATTTTTTTGATCGAATCTATGTATTTGGGATCTTCGGTTTCCCAGACATCCATCGCCGCCATAGGCACTGACACGAATAAGGTTCCGACTTCAAAAGGCATCGGCAGCCTCAATATCGTGTTTTCGTCTATCTCAAAAAAGAAGTTTGAATACCTGTAATCCGGGGGCAAATTTTTATACCACTGCTTATCTTTTATCCTGTACCAGTTCATTAAAGCAAGAACAGTCAGCCAGGCTACCCCTTTAGCGAAGAACCCGACCGGATCGCCCTTTATGGCCCGGGTCATCTTGTTGGCTCCCTGGACGCTGGCGTTAAAGAAAGCCGTTACTTCATTTATCCGCTTCCCCATATATCCGGATTTAGTAAAATTGACGGTAACGTCCTGCGCGTCGTTAAACGCCGCAACGAAAGCGTCTTCTTCTGTCCACTCAGGATGTTCTTTAAGATATTTCTTGTAGGACTTCTCGAGTTCGGCCACGCGCGGCCCGAGTTCAAAAACATTCAGCCCTTCTCTTGCCTGGTTTACCAGATAAGACAGCAATGCCGGGACGTTTTTGGGATTTACTGCCTTTATCACTTTCTGTCTGGCTTTAAGTTTCTGATTGACCAAATCGTCGTAGATTGCCATTGTAGCAGCGCGATCAAAGCCCATCATACCGCTTAGAGATCCTCCGGTGTTCTTGAAACGCCAGGCGAGATCTCCTGGCTTGGCAGTTATTTCAGTAATAACTCCTTTGGCACTATCCAATAAGGGAATAGCAGTTTTATGTTTTGACAATACAACGTAGGATAGCGCGTCTCTCCAGGGATTCCTTACGAGATTAAACGACAACTTCAAACCGGTTGCTCCAAGTCTTAACATTCTGGAGAACGGAGAGAATATTTTTAGCAATATGCCTCTATCAAGCATATCTAACCCTGACAGGGCTCGGTATAAATCAGGGTGAAGTTCATAAAATTCACGCTTACCGTCCCGGAATATTGATACTATATTATCCTTACCGCGATACTGTTGCCCCTGGCTGAATACAGTCATTATCTCTTCAAGATTAGCGTCGGACAGATCAACTCCCATATCTTCCAACTGTGATTTCAACTTTTCCAATGTAAAGGACTGCGCAGTCATAGGCGCCGGGACTTTTGCAATAAAACCGCCAACCCCTTCTTTGCGTGCGAGATCTGCTATTAACCTGGCAATATTTATTTTCTGCGCTTTGAGTATCATTTCCGAGGCCTGTGCGACAAGCGATTCAATCGGGTTTATTATCGGCCGCGCGTTCCCTTTCCTGGACTTAACTGACTGCCCGCGGTTTACCATACTTGATCCGGAGCCACGAAACACCCCTACTTCGTCTACAAACGCACGCATAAATGGCAAATAAATCAGATTGAGTTCCCGGATGATTGTCGCTTCTTTTTGCCCTAAACCTCCAGCGCGCACAACCCAATCCAGCAGGTGATTACTCCAGTCGGTTATGCCTTCAAGCACGCTATCCCAATCCTCTTTGCCGGAATATTTATCAATGATAAACTTGGCGTCTTCAATATCTATGCCGCTCTCGATGCCGCGCTCTTGATAGTTAAGCGCGCGCCGCGCTACCCCATACGCTATGAAAGGTTGTATTTCGTCTGAGCTTATTGGCGCGAGTATCTCCTGAAGTCCTGGTCCGACAACCCGGCCGTATTCGTCAATGGCTTTCTCCATAACGAATGTACGAGCAATCAATCCAGCCTTTGATTTTGCATAGGTAGCCATTGTGAACGGGTCTTCCGTTGGTCTTATATTCACACCCGGCTTAATACTCATCTGTTCTTCTATTTTTCGGAGAGTATAGAACTCATCGATAAAGTTTCTGTTAAACCATTCGTAGGCTTTCTGCGTTTTCGCGCGCAGCCCGAGAATATCGGTATGCTCTTTTTTGAAATCTATCTGAGCAAGAATGCGGTTCTCTGCCCCCTGCCCTTGCCAGGTGTCAATCATATCCTTTAAAGTTGCAATTTTTTTTGCGATGTCCGGATTACTTTTCAGAAAANCCTCCGTGAAAAACCTATGGAAGAGAGGGGCCCTTTTCTCCGCCTGTCCTGCGGTGAGATAATGCCGCATATACTCGGCGAACCCTTCAGAAATGCGCGCTTTATACGGTTCGTAATCAAGCTTGCCGAGTTCTTTATATAAATCAGCGCGCTGTTTCCCGGATGCGCTCCCGGACTTCCAATGCTTACCGAGATCCTTCTTCATCTGCGCGTCTATGTGGTGAGCGATCTCGTGCGTCATAGGCTCCAGCTCTCCCCATTTCCTTAAGCGAACGATTTGCTCCTTCCTGTTATATAATCCGGCGAGATTTTTGAAGCGATGCGTGGCCCTGCCGCGAATAGGGACATTAAAAGCTTTCTCAGCGTAAGACAAAATCTCGGTTTTATTGACTTTTTTGCGCGTGGAAGGTTCTTTCGGCATTAAAACTCCCCATGCGCCGGCCTTTAAAGCTTCAGCTGTCTTCTTTTCCGCTATACGTTCCGCGCCCAGGTTACTGTATTTCGCAGATTTTGCCTCGCCGTAGAACTTTTTGTATAAATTGTTTCTTTTAGAATGATATTCCTGTATTGATGGATTGTATATTCCCTGAGTTCCAGATCCATCTTCAGAAGAATGCGCCTTGTTCCAGATGTCGGTGAGTTGAGGAACTTCCCCTTTAATTTCGTTCTTTGATACTTCTTGTACAGAAGCGTATCCTTCTTCATTTGGACTAATGCGTGTATCTTTATTTAATTTTATCCTAAGGATTTTTCCTGCCCCTTTTAGGAAGTCCTTATTAAAAGCGTGCGCCTCTGAAAGATTATTATATAAAGATACATTCTGGTAATCATAAGATGAACCATATCCTTCAAAATCCGGCCATTTGTTCTGAATTTCCTCCACGGGAATGCCTCTTTTAGCCGCGGATACTATCGGCCCCCCATCATAATCGGGAACTACGTGATAATAAAAACCTCCGTTGTCTGGGGATATCCTATCTCTTTTAAGATTAGCCGCATTCCTTAACCCCTCCGAATATAAAGAACCAGCAAACTCTTCCGCCGTCTTATACTTCCTGGCTTCTTTGTAAAGATGTACGTTCGTTCCTACATTTGGCACTGCACCTCTATTCCCGGGTTGAATCGATGCTTCAGCTTGCGTATTAATCTTTTTAATCCCCATAGGTATATCATCCTTAAGGGGCGCGGGAGCCCCGGCGGCAACGGGAACTCTCNCTTTTGTGAGAATATCTCCTTTTCCTGCTTCACTCGCAGGAATAGTCTGCTCAATCTGTGTTTTTGGCCGGAGGCTATCCGCAAGGCGCTTTGCCATAAGAATATCAATCGGATCCGCCCCGTTTATAATCTGATCGCGATAAGGCAGCAATTCGGCATACATCCCTTTTGAGGGGTCTGCTCCGGCGGCTCGGGAGCGCGCGGCTTCCTTCGCCCCTACACTGTCAAATATCTGCGCCCGCTGAAGTTTACCCCTTGCCTTCTGGACATCCAAGACAACATAGTTAACCTCGCCATAATCTTCCTTCAACTTTTTAATAAAAGCTTTCCGGTTCTGATCATAAAGGGCGGTTTGAAATGACGGAGATAGTTCTTCCGGGTTAATCTGAGCCTTTTTAACGACTTTTAATGCCTCATCGTAGGATACGGGTTTCCCGGCAAGACGCCGTCCTTCCGCCATAACAGACCCGCGGAGCTGCGGGATCTCCACCATAGCACCCAATATGCCTATTGATGCCGCATTAATGCCGCCATTGACCAGCGCGGCTTTAGCGTCCGGATCGTGGCCGCTTATGGCATCCTGAACTATATTCTCTGTGATTGATGCGGCACCTGCCCCTGCGGAGCGCTGTAAAATGCGGTTAAACACGGTTTTTCCCAAATCGGCGTCTTTGAATATCTTGCCGGTGACCGCTCCGCCGGCGGCTACCGTGCCTACTTTAGCCATCCTTTGTTCAGGGGTAAGCTGCTCTTGACGGTCTGTAACCTGCCTGACGGCCTCCTGGGCGGCCGGAATGGCCGTAAATTTGGCGACTGTGCCCCCGGCCGGGATAAGATAAGGCAGAACCCCTCCAATGACCTGAGACACGGTAGAATCGGCCGGAAACCCCTGTTTTAGCTCAGGATGGCCGGGAGTAATGCCTAATGCCCCCTGAGCGGCCCCCTGAAGCCTGGAAACACCTTTTTTAGCCTTATGGCGTTGGTCGTTGACAATATCCTCAATCTTATCCGTCCCGTAGGTAGCCTTTAGTTCTTCTCTGGGGAATTTAGAGAGATAATTCCGGACAACATCCCACCCCTTATCTCCCACGGTTGCTTCTATAACCTTGGCCAGAGGCGTCTCTGCCTTCTGCGTCTTGCCCTCCGGTTTAACAAGGTTCTTCTCAACTTCAGGAGTTAAGGCTTTTATCTCGGGTATTGGGCGCTTGATTTCCGGAGAAGTAAAGGGGACGGATTCTTTTGAAACAATCTCCGGCAGCGGATTATCTGTATCCAGGACAAGGCGGGGCTTTTTAGGTGCAGAGACCGGCTCTTCATCAAGAACAAGGCGAGGTTTCTTGACTTCCTGAACAGTCAGAGTTTCCGGCTCATCCAGAACGAGATGTGGCATATTACTCCTCTAAACGATATTTCTTGCCGTTCCGGACTACCTTCCAGACGCCGTTTTCTTTGAACGCGTCCGGGTAATCAGAATATGGCGATTTACCCGTCTCGGCCTGTGATTGCCGTCCTTGCGCCGCTTTTCCGGAATTTACAAGCGAAGACAGCTTCTGGGCTGCGGATTGCGCCATTGCCGCCGCGGGAAGAGTGCTTACCGCAGATTGAGTAGATGCAGGACCGTAGAAATTCAGGATTTTCCGTAAAGGAGAGACAGCATTGCTTTGATCACCCGTGCCCGCTGCTATATTTGCCGGTTGCTTTTGGGCCGCCCCATTGCCGGCAGATCCTTTTATAGCCGTTATGATCTTCCCCAGAATCCCGAGTTTATCCTTTGATTCTGTAGAAGATCCGTTTTCTTGCTGAACATCTCCGGAAGAGCCGTTTGAAGACTCAAAATCGTTAATATCTCCACTTTTTCGCATAAAGCGGTTGGCATAGGAAGCTTCATTCTGCGAAAGCCCCTCACCACTGGCAATCTTACGCTTGATCCCCTGCTCAAAATCTTTTATGTCGTCCTTTTTCTCCGGTTTGAGTTTAGCCAGTTCAAACTGTATTGCTTCCTCTTTGGTGGTCGGTTTCCATTCGCGTTGCTTTCCGCTTAAACTTTCTGGCACTTTCCCGGTAGCAGCAGCTTCCGAGACATTCCCCACAAGATTCAATATATTTCTAAGTATTGCTCCTGCATTCGCCATATTTATTCCCCCCTATGCGCTTGCTGCTGTCTTCGCTGCTGCTGCAATCGCCGCCAGTATCACAGGCCCTATTGCTGATGTATTAGAAGAAGTGGAAGTGGTTGAGTCTGAACCGGATAATGATGCAATAAGGTTAGCAATCGTCGTGCCATAATTTTGCGTATTTAAATAATCGCTATATAATTTATCCAGGTTTGATTGCTCCAAGGTGCGTTCCAGACTGCCATATTCTTGCGCAGCGGCCGCTTTCTTTAAATCAGTCTCTGTCTCTTGCTGTCCGAGGTCTGCCGCAGATGAAGCTGCTGTAAGCTTATTCTGACGCTCTTGATTGGCCAGAGAGTAAATTGTTTGATTCAGGCTATTTGCGGTGTCCTCCGCTGAATCAGATTGGGCCTTAAGCCTTGCGCCTGACCAATACGATCCCCCTCCGGCGGCCTGGCTGGCAATATTTGACTGCGTGTCCGCGAGGTTCTTGTTTGCCTCAGCCTTGACCGCTTGGTAATATCCGGAAGAGGCAGGATCATATTTATCGCTGGAGAGCGTGTCCGAATACTCTTTCTTTGCGGCAGTGGTAAGCGAAGAGTCGCTTGAATCAAGATACTTCTGCAAGAGAGATGTTGACTGTTTCTCTTGCGCGGTTTCGTCGGCCGTCAGCTTTCCGGTATATCCTGAAGTTGATTTTAATTGGCTGCTAAGCCAATCCTTTAATTGTGTAGTCAACGCGCTATCATTCTTTGTAGATGCGGAGCTACCGCTTGACGTAAATAGTGAACTCATATTTTTACTCCTTTGTTAAGTCCATCTTCAACACGCTGCCGTGCATCTCGAAATGATATTTATGTATAAATCCTTTTGGGTTCCTCTGGGTTATGAAATATATTCTATTGAGTCCCTTTTTTTTGGCCCAGGTTTTCACTTTTGTCAACAGTTCAAAACCGATATGTTTATCTTCAGAGTAAGGCTTGATAACGCAAAATTGAATGAATACGCATTTCTCTCCGTTAAATGTTTCAATGGTGGCAAAGATAAAACCGCATATTTCATCCTCGCGCCAATCCATATATGCGCAGGCGTTAGACTGGTTTAACGTGGCGAAGATAAACTTTCTTAATTCCTCAATAGGCGTACCGGGAACGATCTCCGCCAGTTTTAATAACCTCGGCACCCAAAGAGGATTATCAAACTTTATTATCATCTTCCTCGCCACTCTCCTCTTTTNCCCCTGATTGACGCTTTATCTCTTTCTCCAGGTCGCTCTCGGATTCGTCAATACCCATCTTTAAAACATCGAAAGAAACACGCCTGTTTTTCCTATCTCCGCTTTCATCTAACCCTTTATTGGATAGTTTTATAACAACGCGGGCTTCGATGGTCTCTCCTACATCCTTATTAAACAAAACATCCGGGACATTATCGTAAATACTAAGCCCAGGATAACAAATGCGCGTCTTCTTTTCTTTAGACGCTGGCTCCGGACAGCACGGCCCGGTTGTCTCTTTCTTACCCATATCAATCATTTTCATATTATCCTCCTCTTAAACTAAAATGATTTGTTTAAACTCGTATGTATAGTTTCCAGCTAAATCTATTCCAGACCGGATGCAGGTATACATAGTATCAGGATCGGAGTCTGTCGCTCCTTTCAGAAGGAACAGTTTCCCGCGATATTTCTCCTGCGCTTCATCGGGTAGTTCTTCGACAATATCAGCTGCCCGATCAAGCGCGGTTAAGTCGTCCGAAACATTCTCTGAGAACTTTTTCAGTATTTCGTTCAGGTCTTTGCAGAACTGCGCGGTAGCGGAGTCTTTGACCTGCGAATAATCCGGGAACGTGCCGAGACTCGTTGTTTTTATCGTCCTGCTCATCTGTTGGTCTTTCCTTTTGCATATAGATAATTAAGCCAGCCAAGAAGAGAAAAATGGTTTGTGGCCTCTATTATCGTCTTAAAATTCNCCCCGTGCCGATCCCAGGTTATATTTGTTTTCACCACGTCCCTTTCTTCATTCACAAGTGAAATTGTGTGAGTTAACGCCTCATCGGTTGTTCTGTCGTCTTTTCTCAAACTCNCTTTTACTTCTCCGGATATATCGCTTTCCAGCCAATGCTGCTGTTTCCAAAGCCGTTTTTTTGTATCCGGCATATCAAAGTTCATTCTGGAACTCGAAAACTTCCTTGTGTATTCAGAGCCATCATCAGTATATCCGACATCTGCATCCCGGATGTAACCGTCAGAACCTCCGTAAACTATCTGCGGAGCTCCAGATAAAAAATTGCGCGAATCCCAGAAACCATCTTGCTCGTCAACATATCTTTCCGCCCAGGGATCATCGTCAACATAGAAATCTTCCACGTTCAAATATTCGCCTATAATGTTACAAGCCTGTTCCGATTCGTATTCCCAGATATGCAGAATATCCTGATTATAATCGTAAACGATACAAGCATTCATATAATCCGGATTATTGTATGGGACAAACCAACGTATTTGGTTCCTTGATTCTACCTGATACCCAAAAATATCCTGTTCGAGATTCGGATCAAAATTTATACAATAAGAATCTATTTCCGCGCTGATTACCGTATCCGTAAGCAAATTCCACGCGTGGAACCTATTGTCGGGGCCGTAATAAAATATCTTGCTATCATTTGCCGTTATAGATCGTGGGGCCCAACATCCAGCGCAAGAATTAGATGTCTCATAAGTGAACGAATCACTTGAACTGGAATACCTACCGACCTGCGCGTCTCTTTCCCGGAACACTATGTGGTATCCGTTCCAAACTATAGAACCGGTTATCCAGTATCCGGACTCGACAAAATCTTGAAAATCGAGGTCATTCCAATCCTCGCAATTCCCCACATCGCACCAGCGTTCTCTCTGCGGCTGGTTGCCAGACTCAACTGTCCATAAGAAAAAAACTCTGTCTTTATAGACTTCAATGTATTTTGCCGAAACAAAACTGTTCGGCAAGTTAGATAACGGTTGAACCTGTCCTGTCCCGGTATATCTAATCGGAGTATCAACACCGTTTGTCGCAAGCCATACTTCCCCGAGGTTTTTATCGTAAAATGCCCGCGCGTGCCAGAAATCAACGTTCCCGCCGTTAAATATCTTCCTCGCGACGTATGCGGTACTGGTCGCTGTCTCTACTGCCGCTGTCTTTAAAGTGAGTTGCGTATCGCTGTCCACGCTGTCAATTTCATACCAGGTTGATCCTGTATGAATATCTCCAGAGCCTATCTTAAAATAATCTCCGGCTTTTAAGTTTGTAGCCCAGGACGTCCCCGAGCCCAATACCGTTATCAGTGATCCAGCCTGAATTTCAATCGTTCCCGTCGTATAAACCGGAGTGAGAATATCAAACCGCTTGTTATTAAAATCGTATTTATAGATGTCCTTCGTTGTGCAGATCATCCAATNCCACGTAGAGTTAAATTTCCAAAATTGGTCTGTGAGAAGTATTGGTCCGGAAAGCTGTTGTGAGTCGAACTTGTCAAGACCGAGCCTACCGCGCAGGTATTCATCGTAAAATTCAACATTCCGTGAATCGGCAGAAGAGAAGTTCTTAGACAAAAACTCTTCCGGAGCGTCTATCACTACGCCTTTATTCGGCAGGAATGTCGGTATAGTCTGCAACGCGCTCATAGTTAATATTTGATGATCATATTTGTTACGCAATATGGTTGTAAGTTATTATGCGCTCCNCCTCCGCCAGAAGACCCACTATTACTCCCTGTCCCACTAAATAGCGGTGCTGGAGGATGAGAACCACCTTGGAATACACTCCCCGTAAACACCCCAATATTGTGGTAATGTGGTGGAATTTCGCTTTCGGTAAGCACGTGCGTCTTTTCTCCTCCGGTCTGTCCTATAGACGCAAAATCGGAATCTGTAGACTTTCTCCCTACCGGAGTAAACCCTTGCCAATCCGGCAAATTGAACGTAGTGCTTCCGTCTCCTGATCCAAACAGTGTTCCTATTACGGCAAAAAGATCGGCGTAAGTAGTCCGCGAAAGAGCTTGCCCTTGGCAAAGAAGCCAGCCGTCTGGTGCCGCTGTGGTAGGCCAAAGCATTTGTGCTCCGACCGGAACAACTCCGGGGATCCGCACGCGGTCGTCTTCATCCNCCTTAAAAACCTCAACATAGCCATCCCCGTCTTTATTTGTTGCCCTAAACCATTCGTTATTCGGCAGCCGGTTTCCTTTGTCGGTAAGCTGAATCTCGTTTGCATCCGCGTCCTGGACAAATAGTTCAACCTTATCGTCGTCCCCGACTGTTTTACCGTATATATCGATCGCCGCTTCTGAACCTGTGCCGGTCGGCTGAACTGGCGTGCCCGTGCCTACCGTGATAAACCTTCCCTTTTTAAACCCGACAATAGTTTCCCACTCGTCATCGTCGTCGGTTGTGAATCCATAAACAATATCCTGAAGCCTCTCTGCAAGATCGTTCATTATGTTCCTGGAATATCCGGGGATATTCTTGAACTTGGAATGATCTGGTATCAACGATGGATCCCAATTACGCGTAAACGTCATAGTAAACCTCCGGGGATATTGCAACTTTGCGCCAATACATAAAATAGATCGGAGTTAAGCAAACAGTAAATAAATAATCTCTTAATCAACATTTTTGCTTGAAGAAATTTTAAGCATTACCTTTTCAAGATTATTTAATCTTCTTTCCTGATTCTCGGAAGATTTTGAAAGCGTTTCGACCACTGCCAGCCTGCTATTTATTGAGATAAGTTGATTGTAAATACATTCCCGCATTTCTTTAAATTCCTGGTTGCTCTTTTCTTTATTCGCCGCGACAGAGGCATTAACGGCAAGGATAGCGTTACCGGAAACAAAGAAACCCGTAAAACAGAATCCGGTGATAATCCAGAACGCCAGTTGCCATTTTCCGCTTTCGTTGGCCACTTCACGCCTCCTTTATCTTAGTTGTCGTTTCTGGTGGATTGCATATCTTGCAAGGGCGATACCCCGCTTCTTTTGCTTTTTGTGGGGAAGCGAAAATTATCACATTGCCGGGTTTGATACGCTTTGCCGCGTCGCAGGTGTCGAGAGGATAGATATGCGAGTTACGGCTCCCGACGAGAAACGGCGCATTCATCGCGTTCACTGTAAATGCACCAAGACCAATAATCAGCAATGCGATTGCCAAAAGACGCATCTATCCCTCGTCATCAAGATGGCTCTGCTGTCCCGGCGGCTCTTCAATAACTCCCAAATTGACGGCTTCTTCCAAATNCCCGGTCAACTCGTCAATGTAGTCCTGCTTTTCTTCTATCTGCTCGTTGACATCAGCGACCTGTGCTTCCAGAGTAGCCATCGCCGCATTTTGAGCGGCTATTTTGTCGTTCAAGGATTTTACCGTGTATCGCTTCTTACAAACACTGGTGCTTTCCTCTCCGTCCTCACCGATGGAACAAACAGATTTCGTAACCCTGATGGTGTATTCATCCACTTTTTCAATCGTGTCGGCGAACACCGGCGTGATCGTTAACGCAAAAACCAAAGCCAGAATGTATTTCATAGATCCTCCTTGTTAAATTATCGCTCCAAAAATGTCATCTTGCGTTCCGCCGCCGATGTCATCCCCGGTTACGTTTATTATCCCAGAAGTCCTTGTCAACGTTCCTCCGTGCCAGTTGTATAACGTTATCGCGCTCCCTGAAGCGTCAATATCGGTGAAGATAATTTTGTTTATGCTACAATCAGCTTGAGTACCTTGATAAACAAAATAAACAGGGCTGGAAGGAGTCGATGAGCTAAAGGTTATTGTATGCGCACTGTTTGCATTTAACTGCAACGCAGAAGTAACAGTCAAGGTGGTTCCAGCATTAAATGTAACAGGAGCCGAAGCAGTTTCTGTGTAAGTTATAAAAATTCCGCAAGATATATCGTAAGAACCGCTGAATGTCAGATTATAACCGCGTATTGATAAAGTGCCTGAAATATTTAAATCGGAGCCAAGGGTTACCGTGAGTAAATTGTCGAATATATAAAAATTATTCCAAGTAATGCCATTGGTATTTAACGTGCAAGAAGTAACTATCCATAAAGCCGAAGAGCTAGTAACTACCGTACCGGCAGTGTAAGTTAATACCCCAGTACCGTAATATAGCGTACTCCCCACCGTTATTGTTCCGGTGGTATTTATGGTCAAGTTATTTTTGATTGATACTCCAGTACTGGTTGATAAAATTCCCGTGCCATTAAGGACTATTTCCGTTGTTCCGCTAACCGCAGCAATAGCAGCGAGCGAACCTCCGACATATAAAGTATTACCCGTGAGTATATTGGCTGATGTTAGGCTAGTAACTGAACCGGATACTGTCCAGTTGTCGGCAAGCGTGAAACTTCCTCCATCGAAAACAATACTTCCCGTAAACGTTTTTCCCGCAGACGTAATTGTTCCGCTATTACTTATCTGTAGGATGCCTGTCCCAGCAATAGTCATCCCCGAAACAAAAGTAACCGTAGTCGTAACGGTCAACTTGTTTCCGCTTCCGAATGTCATAGTTCCGACGTAATTAGTCAATACCAGTGTGGAGCAAACGCAGGAAGTGGTATCTATAGTAACATTTCCAGAGGTAGCAGTAGCAACAACAGCGTCCGAACTCGTAGGGGCGGCTCCTTCGACCCAGGTTCCATTGCTTGACCAATTTCCCCCGCCATCGGCAATCGTACGTGTAGCGGCTTCTGCCCGGTTACACATCAGTAGTAAAAATAATGCCAAGAGTATTCTTTTCATATCTCTCCTATGGGATTGTATATTCAAAAGTGATCGTCGCTCCCGTAGCCCCTGCCGTAGCGCTGGTTGTTCTCCAGCCTATTCTTTGCCCTGTCGTGGCTCCTGCGGCGGACAGCGAACCGTCGTCGTTGACATTGGTATCCACAACGCCCGTAATATCCGTTGCCCCGTCAACTCCGGAACCTTCAATGGTCATATTCCCGACTATACCCGCGCCGTCGCAATATAAATGTATCGCGACTATCGTAAGGTTAGCCGGCGCGCGCCATACGCAGATTTTATCTGCCGTAGCTGTCGGGTTTGTTATGACAAATGATTTGGAATAAGTAGGAACTGTCGCGCTCCCGGAAGTATACAATCCATTCTTAAACGTCAGCCCGCCGGTTGTAGCGGAAGCGCCGGACGTATCATCACTGGACTTATATCCACCGCCTTTGATTGTTCCCAGAGTAGTCAGGTTCCCATTAGTATCAGTCCACGTCTGGTTTACTTCATCTGAATCACGCAGGACTAAAGTATTTGTCGTCCCGTCATTGGTTGTTCCTTTAGCTGTAATAATTCCCACTGCGGGAGTGCCATCGCTATCGGTTGTGCCGATGTACAATCTGCCACCAGTCAACCTCGCCCATTCCGTGATTGCACCACCGGAAGTGACACCGGAGAAAGTCAGAGCGGAACTTTCAGAGGTATTCGTCGGGTCTGTCCATATACTCGCAATCTGCCCCATTATCTGCGGGGTATTACCAGAAGCATCCTCTCCATAAAAGGTTAATCCTGGACCAAATCCAGCCGCGACCGTCCCGGTTGAAAAAGTAGTAATCCGTTGCATCTCTTGGACGGTGGAGGTGTTGGCGGAGTCTAATTCTATCCCTAACTTGTCTACAGAATACATCCCCCAAGAATTAGTGATTGACCCTGCTGTAGTAACAGGTTTACTTGCATAAATACTATAAGCATTTGTTATAGTAGACCCACTTTTATTGATAGTAACACCACCACGTACCCCGATGGCATTAGTTTGAGTCCCTGTTCCTGTATAAGAGGCATTTCCTATTATGCCATATAAAGTATAATTTCCTCCCGCACCAGATCTAATTCCAGTACTACTCATCCCTACGACTCCTTCCGCATCATTAGAGTTGGTCCGCGAGATCAGCAATCCTGAGGCCAAGGAACCCTGTGAGTTAGACGCGCTTATACTTACAGTGTTAGTTCCGGAGGATGATAAAGCCATAGTTACATTGCTTGTCAACTGAGCACTTCTGCCTGACGAAATATACATAGATATAGAGTCAGAGTGACCAGCATCGTCTATTCTGAAAACATTGAGACTTTGTCCATTGGAAGAACTGCTGATAGCGGCGTTGTCTTTAAAAAAATAGGCGTTTTCTCCAGCAAGTGATCCCACACTAAATTTCCCTGATGAGGGAGTCGTCCCAATCCCCACATTCCCATTCTGCAGAACCGTAATCGCATTAGTCGCACCAGAATCTCCGACGTTGACTGATACCGCTGGATTGGTTAAAGTATTTCCAGTTGTCGCTGAATTGGCTTGTAATGTTAATGTGCCGTTGGCGACGGTGGAGCCTATAATAAGAGGGTTAGTGATTTTAGTAGTGAAGATAGGAGAATCGGAAAAGACTGAATAACCGGTGCCGGTTTCGTCGGAGAGAGCGGAAGCTAAATTTGAACTCGACGGAGTAGCGAGAAACGTTCCCATTCCAGCCGCGGGAGTAATTCCAGCCCAGGTTGTCAAATCGGAATCATACGCCTGAACGTTTGTCCCTATAACCAGCCCCAGAGAAGTGGGAGTAACAGCGGCCGCCGCGCCTGCCGGGTCATAAGCAGTTGAGGCAGTAAACGCCGCACTCCCAAGCGTGCCGCCTCCTGTCGGGATAGTCAAAGTCGCGCCCGCAGCAGGCCACGTCAGCACACCAGCGCCGCCGTTGTTAGTCAGAGAGGTTGTCAACGTGGCGTTTGTAACCGTGCCGGCGTTGCCGGTAACGCTCCCGGAAATGGCGTTTGTTACGGTAATATCCGTAGCCCAGAGTTTTGTCAGCCGATGGTCTGTATCGCCAATGGTCTGTCCTGTGGTTTGGTCTGTAAGGACAGCCCCGGAAAGCGAGGATATATACCCGGACGGATTGCTCGCTGGATAGTAATATGATGCCGACTGTCCGTTAAGTTTGGCACTGTCTGCGGCGGTGGCGGNGATCCCCAAATAGGCCGCGTCAAGATGGTTTTTTGTAAGGTAGTCTGTGCCCTCGGAAAGCGTTGCTTGTTTGCTGTATAAAGCGGAATCGATCAGATCAAAATTGGTATTAACCTGCGCCCCCCAATTCTTGTCTCCCACAGCAGGTTTATACAAATTATAATGCGTAGTGTTAGAACCAGCCCAGGTTATTGCCGAAAATGCCAGGATGCACGATAGGATAAAGAACATACTTCTTTTTTTCATACGCTGCCCTTTCTATTCCACGTGGTGCTGGGTGGGGTTTTTCTTAGTGTGGCCGGAGAACCATATTGAGAATTTCCCCATTCGTCAGAGCCAAAACCAAGATTGGAAGAATCTATCTTGAGATCTACCGCTTTATTCCACGTGGTGCTGGGTGGGGTTTTTCTGTTCCAGGAAGACATAATCAATCCCCCGCGTGTGTCCCTAAGAACTCGCGCATAAACCGACTGTCGAGTTTATTCAATCCATTTTCGAACTGTGCGGCTTTCTTGTCTCCCCTGCCGGTTGTGTCTTCCGTGTAGTCGGTGTAATAGGTGGCCTTTATTCCATCTTTGAGGATCTCGATCATATCACTTGACCCGAAAAACGTAGAATCAGCAGTTACATCATCCACTTCGCACAAGTGTTCAATGTAAATTATTCGCTCCACGTCAGCCTTAACATCAAACTCGATTACATTACCGGTAATACGATAATNCCTCGGGACGCCGGTCGCCTCGGAATTGTAGTAGTCAATGAACTTTTCGTCCGTGAGTTTATGTATGATCTCCCTGCGGCCGGATTCTTCATACCAGACCGCCTTGGGACCTTTCCCGGCAAGAAAATACGTCGGGACGCTCAGTGTATTTTCTCCTGCTTCCAGCGTAGCGTATGATATTGCGTATAGCAGCCGATCCCTACAGAAGAGAGGGAACCGGCGAAGCGCTCCCTTTGCGAAAGNGAGCAGCTTCGCCGACAAAGCGGAGTCTTCCGAATCCCCGCCGATTTCGTCGATTACCTCGTTTATTACTTCGGAAATAAGCATTATTTGCCCTTGCCCTTGCCCTTGCCTTTGCCGTCAGAGTTTCCCTTGGTTTCTTCTGCTCCACCTGCGGCAGGCTTCTGGTTATCGTCTTCGGGCTTGTTCTCTATCCCTCCGGCAGCAGCGGGAGCCGGTTTCTCAGATGTAGCGATCATGGCTATCTTGCCTTGATTCTTACCCATGAACCGCCCTTCCAGGAATACCGCCTGTTTTGGGTCGGCATTAAACCTTTTTTCTACCGACAGCGTTTCCCCAGGATTCAAAACCACAGTCTCCCCGCTCCAGCGAAGCGTAACCTGTTCTTTTGACACATTCTTTATCATTGCGCTAACTCTCCTCTCTCAACGAAATGGCTGCCGTTTACGCAATATCGGCAGTTATCGGTTAATCTTTCCAGACATTCGAAGCAGCAGTAGGACGCCCCGCCGCCTACCGACNCCCTCCCCCGGCTCTTATGGTGCAGGTATGTCCCGGCCTCTTTTGAAGCCTGGTAAATTTCTTTATTGCTTGATTCCCTGCGTTTATCCCTATCGGCCCTGGCCTCTGCTAACAGGCGTTTTCCCACCGGTTCCGCGCGTTCAAACGGTGTTTTTGTGATCTGCACCCCCACACTTTCCCCCTTGCTTATTGCAAAAGCAGGGGGGAGACACTCCAGATAAAGTGTCCCCCTCCCCGCTACTTACATTACAACTTAGGAACCTTTATTACTTAACCTGCCGGACGACTTGAATTTCTTCGCCACGAGGTTGAAGTAGTACTTAAGGGTACCTTCCCAGATTGTCCGGTTGGTAGCAGACCTCTTAAGAATNCCTCCGTGAGCGTCAGCCTCAAGCCAAGCAAAAGGCTTGCTCATCTCTGCGATGGTCAGAGCATCGAAGTCAACAAACTGCATATACCCGCTCCAGGTGTCAAAATCACAGATGACAGGTATACCGTTCATAAACTCCAAGCCTTTCCATCCGCCGGAAAGTACTTCTTTCAGATCGGCCGTCTTCTTCATCGAGGTTAACAGCTGCCCGTATTTGCTGAACAGCGTTTCCCCAGCTAATACCGCCTTTGCCCCGCCGAATTTGAGCGTCTTGAGATACAAGTTGATCATATACGCTTCTGTCAGCGTGGCGCTGGTATCTTCCACGTATGCATTGGCCCACGGAGTAGAAGACCGGGTTATCGCCTGTATCGTGGCGACGTTATCTCCGTCATCTATGATTCCGGCAAGACCCATTGCTTCCGCGGCACTGGCTTTCGTTATCACAGTATCATCAGCCCAGCTTGCGGCGGTAGCCAAAGTAACCTGGGTCGCCGAATCGACAGATGCTATCTGCACAGCAGAACCGGTGCCTATCTGGATATACATACCTTCCACCAGGTAATCGGTAGCGTCTCCTCCGTGCGGAGCGGTATCTACTATCAGAGTTGTTGCGGCAGATCCCGTGCCGTTGGTCTGGCACAGTTTACCCGTGCCGGCGCCGTGTAACTGCCGGTTGAGATCCATTCTGAAGTCATCCTTCAGCGCCTGGATCTCGGTGCTTAATATCGAAGCTATGGCCTTAATGTTGTCGTTAGCAGCCTCGAGTGCCTGGTCGGTCAATTCGAGCGTGCCAAAGGCATACTTAACCGAAGTATACGGCTGTTCATACTTAGATTTCCCGGAGTAAGGCTCCGTCCCCTCGGCAACGGAATAAATACCGCTATGTCTTCCTGACCGAACCGGGATATAGATGGTATTATTCGTTACCGTTACGCCGACGTTCTTTTTGATTTTGTCAAAAAGGACGCTTTCTTTTCGCAGCTGAGACTGCACGACGGGCACGATGATTTTTTTCAGCACCGCCGATATATTGGTTATTGTCAATCCCATTCTCCACCTCCGCGTGATGTCTTTAACTTCCCTCTTCTCCCGGCTTTTCCGAAGCTTCTCCAAGAGCCTCTTCTATCTTGTCCTGGAGATTATCCATTGTTACCGGCTCTTTTTTTTGTTCTACCTTTTCTCCACCGGTCCCGCCCACGGGAACATGGCCCGATCCGCCTTTTGACTTTAGATACCTGGAGATGATCTTTTCTTTCTCCTTCTGCATCGCGTCAAACTCGCGTTTAGCCACGGTGTTAAAAAACTCCGTGAACTTCTCTTTGTCCATCCCGGCGTATTTCTCTTTCTCTTCCACGAGAGAATTGATTACTCTCTTTCGCCACTGGGCCGCGTCTTCGTCTTCGTCAAACTGGAATGTTTTCCTCGCGCCGGCAAATGCCTCTTCCAAGACTTGTTTGCCTGCCTCAAGTTCCTTGTTCCGCTTGGCTTCTTCGTCTTCTTTAGCCCGTCTTTGTTCCTCCGCCTGCTGTCCCTGCTCTATCTTGCCGAGTTTGTCCTGAAGCGCTTGGTTGGCCTTTAAAGTGGTCTGCAACTGCGCCTTCATTCCTCTCAGCAGCTTCGCGTAAGGGTCATCTTCAGGCAAATCTTTCAATGCCTTATCGATCTCGTCTTCTTTTTCCTCGAGAGCCTGCTGCTGCTGTTCAAGCTTCTCTTCCTTCTCCTCCAGTAGGGCTATTACCTTCTCGGCCTTCTTGGGGTTCTTTTTAAGATAATCAATGAGATCAACAACTTCCTTTAAGCTGGCCTTCTCGGCGGACAGTTCTTGGGTCTTCTTTCGGTAATCGGCCTCAAGCATCCCGCCCTTTCTTAATGCGAGTATTTGGCTGCGCTTAAGTTTCAGCGGAGTCTTCCCATCAACGTCAAGACCCAGGTCAATTTCAGGATCTTCTTCCTTCTCCTTGTTTTTATCTACCGGCGACGTAGCGCCGCTACCTTCTCCTGCAGCCGGTTTTTTTTCGCCGTTTTCCCCAGAACTCTCCTCTCCGCTTCCTTTTCCCTTATCTACTTCCGAATCTACTTCCGAAACAGACGAAAGTTCTTTTTCAACCATTTCCTCCGGGGTAAGATTCTGCTCTGCTGTCGGTGCTTCTGACTGCGCCTGTCCTTCTTCTGGTAAAAACATATCGACGCTCCTTTAACTGCCCGGTTGTCCTGCGACTTGACCGGGTGTTGCTTGTTTTGCCGGTTGCCCCTGCGGGCCGCCCGGTTTGTTCATTTGCATATTCGCCGCAGTCTGCATTTCGTTCAGTAAAGCCTTTTGGTGCATTCCGCGGTGGATAATAAATACTTTCTGCAATTCCGGCGCAAACTTACGGAAGGCCTCGCCTTTCATAAATTTCTCCACGATCTCAATATGCGCTTGGTGATAATCCCATTCGTTGACCTGCGGTAAGACTCCCTTGGTCATTTCCATATTTTCCATCTTCTGCGCCTGTCGATCGAGATCGTTATATATGCCTGCCAACTCTCCAAATTCCATCAAGTCCAGGGCCCGATCTCTGTTGATATACCCCTCATTACGCATTGACCTTATAAACATCTGCCGTTCTGTCCTACTCAACGGCATATTCGACCCGATTGAAATCTGTATTCTGCGCTGGCCGTCTACGTCTGCCCCCAGAAAACTTTTTACGTCGGCCTCTTCCTCATCCCCAGATATACCAATAAGTCTGCGCTCTGCGTATTTAACTTGCATAATGTCAAGCACCGTCTCGGCAAAGAAAGCCAACTGTTGCTCAATTTTTAGGAGCACCGGAGCAAGTTGGTCATTATCCAGTTCGTTAAGGTTCTCTATCGCCACGCCGCTTTTTATCTGCTCCGGTAGGCGCCCCATACCCGAATCGTGCACTCCCGCCACGTCCTCCATATCCTTGCGAATACGTGCCAGATCGTCCCAAAGCTTTGTCGGAGGCGGAGGCGGGGCCTCAAAATGTGGTTCGCCGACCCCTGGCGTATAGATGATGTATTGCCCTATTTCATCGTCATATTTGGTCTGGAGTTTGCATCCCTCCGGGACCTTTATCTTTCCGGCAAACCACTTCTTATACGCGCATATCCTGGATACCGTATAGTTGTAGTCCTCTTGGAGCTGTATAAGCTGCTCTATCATCCCTTGGGGAAACTGCGCCAGCATTATGTCCAGGTAATCTATGTTGAAATAGGGCAGGCGCCCTTTGTATTCCGATGGTATAGATCCGTCAGATATGACGGTCTTGGCCGTGCATATTACATAACGTCCCTGTGGATAATCATCGGACGGAACTTCCCAAAATTCGTACACCTTAGCGCAGCCCTCATACTGGTTTTTTTCGTCTCCTGTCCCGTCAAGCATATTTATGAGCTGTTGCTCAGTGTCAGAAATCGCCAGGTCCTCCGCCTCGACATCTACCCCAAACTGTTTTTTTATCTCTTCCACCGGCATAATTGACTGCTCGATAAAGTACCTGCCGAGAGGATCTTCAAATACGTTAAAAGGCGATAAGGCCTTAACTTCCACCTCGCCGATTTGCACGCCCGGAACAGCTTGATTATTTAAATACGCGGTAGAGAACGTCTTTGCGTTAAAATAAGGCTTAAGATAAGCCCTCCCGGTAGTGAGCGCATACCCAAACACCTTTGCAAGCACAAGAGGCATCCCGGAATACTTTTGACAAAGGATCGGGTTATGTTTATTCGCCATCAACCAAAAGTCCTCTAAAACCTCCTGTCCTACCCTTGCAGCCGACTTGTCCCTGTCGCTGTTTGTCGTGGCAGTTACAGAGATATGGGCTTTCAGCCGCAGCAGCCTTGAGAGCAAAGACCGATAGAGCGGCAGGATGTAATTTGATGTCCTCCTTGTCTTCCCTTTGCGTTCCTCGGTCTTTAGCTCCCACAAGATGCGATCCTCCGTGGCATTTCCGGTAGGCTGGATCCTATCGAGGACAAAATGCTGCTTCCCATAGAGAAAAGCGACGTTAACGAGCCATTGCCGCTCATACATAGAGCGCCCGCGTTGAATTTTGTCTTTCTTGTCGAGTATCTTTTTGCTTAGCGTCAAGGGCTCGCTCATACTATCCTTCCCCGTAAATTTTCCCGCCGCGTTTTTCTATCTCCTGCCGCCGTATCTCTTCCGGGTCATCAGGAGTTATGTCGGCAGGGTTTTCCACAGGTTTAATTCCGCGAGAGGCCAAAAGGTTATCAACCAGTTTGCGCAGATAGACGTTTTCCCTGCGTAATTGTTCGCATTCTGGACATTTACCGACTTTTAAAAACATTCTCACACCCTTCCTGCCAGCACTAAACCGGCGAACTTAATCCTGTCGAGAAAAGGAGAGGTATTTATATGATTCTTGATCTCCTGCTCGATTTCTTTCCTATTCTCGGATACGGCTTTATGAATTTCCTTGCGGAATTTCTTCACCTTTTTATCATTCATACCGTTACCTCTTCCGAGGTCATCGAAGTGTCTAAAGACCGCTGTCCATCTTCCCCGCCCTGCATCTGGTTATGCCGTTGAGCGTCTTTCTGCACTCGATTCCAAAAATCCTCGGCCGGAGTTTTAGGAGGTTCTGGGAGCCTGGGAAGAATCGGCCTACTCATATGCGCATACCGCCATTCGTCAGCTGGGTGGTCTTCACCGGCCGTATCCACGTCTTCCACGTGCTCCGTATCATGTATCAACCCGGGGATTGTCCGTAGAAAATGCCGGCAGTTGTCAGTAACCATGGTCTTGGTGCAAAATCCCCCTGCCTGAGTGGGTATAAGCTTAAGATATTCTCTTACGCGCCCCCAGCCGATGATGCGTGAGTTGTCTGCCCGATAAAGAGGAAACCGCGGCAGAAACAGCCTGGTCATCATCTCCCCGCCGCTTTCCCCTTTCTTCTCGTCTGCCTTTGGCTTATAGGCCTTGGCCAGATGATGCTGTACGTCTCCCCATATCGCAGGATCGGCCACCGCATACGCCGGTGTCTCATCTGCCGGTGTCATCGCGAGTATCTTTTCGGCAAGTCCCTCGTATGTATAACCTTCCGAGTAAAGTTCTCTGTGTCTGACAAGCAGCGGATGATCTCCGCCGCATACCGGGCACTTAGCAAAGAGCTTATACCAGCCGACGCTTGCCGGTTGAGCGTATCCATAATCAAAAGATAAGAACCTCGTATGGGGTTCCCTGGATATGTCCTCAAGCGCACGCGCAGGCAAAACGTGGTATGCCCGGGAAAACTCCCGGAAGAACTGACCGGCAAAGATGGTCCAATCTCCGAAGCGGAGTGCCTTCCGGTCAGTCTCCGGAAGCATATCAAGACGTTTTATGTAGTCAGGATCCACCTGCAAAAGCGCCTGGTTGTCCTCTACCTGCGCAAAAACAAAAGCCCTGGATAGTGCTTGCGGATCATCTGCCATTGTCTCCACGTCTTCGTCATTCACGCGCTTGAAATACCGCGGCGTTCCGTCTTTCGGAAGTCGATCAATAAACCGGTCTTTTACCCAGGCATGGCCCACGTTACCCGGGTTTGAGGTGGATCTTGTATAACATTTAATTCCAGTGGCAGAGCATCGGTTCTGGGCCAGAAGGAAGAGATACATCGTAAGCGTAAACTCTTCCACCTGGTCAAAGCCCATAAAACCGTATTCGTGGCCCTGGTAGTTATACTTATCCTTCTCGTCCTTGCAGTAACCGAAGGCTATAAAATTGCGATTGGGCCAAGTCCAACGGTGCTTCTCCCCGTTCCAGACGGCCTCTGTTTGGCTGAACCAACGGTGGGAACGCTCAATAATCTCCGCCAGCTTTGGCAGGGTGCGGCGGAAGATTATGGCCTTATACCCGGGGATTGACAGCTGTCGGGTTGCTTCTGCAAGTAAGGCGTCGGTCTTCCCAGGGCCTTTTGTGCCGCCAAAGAGGGCCTCATACCAGGGGAGACGCAAAAACTGCTCTTGCTTAGGTTGTGGATACCAGCTATCCATTATTTTTATCCTGCTTTGGTAGGTATATCGTCGGGCCTTTGATTTCTCCGGAGTGCTCGACCTCTTGCTTATCACGCCAGTCTTTTGGCTTCCGGTTCTTGAGCCAAAAGATCCCTGCGGTGGAATCGGGAGCCCACGCAACCTCTTCCTCCACCATCTCAATATGACTTCCTTTGTCCCTACCATTGCTAACAACAACGGCTTTTTTTACCTTTGTTCTGTATCCGGTAGCTCTTTTATAGAGGGCACGCTCTACCTTTTTGTCAGCTTTGTTCTTCCAGTCCTTTAAGGCCTCAAAAAAGTCAGGGTGCTCTTTTTTCCAGTTATTTAGAGTCTGCTCAGTGAAACCGAAGAACTTTGCGACTTCCTTGTCTGTGAACCCATGCAAGACAAGGGTTTTGAGCTGCTCCTTGTCTACGGCGGTGAACTTTGTCGGCCGACCCATCTTTTTTGGTTGTTTCGTCTTCATACTTAGAAATGTAATGATTATTTAGGCTTTATCTATCTTCCCGTCGAGAGAAAAAAACAAAAACCGTAGCAGTTTTTATATATTACGAAGCAGTATCTTTTCCAGGATTGACTTCACGCAAGCCAGCTGATTCAGCGCTTTCTCCACCCGCTTGAGTTTGTTTTTCATCTTCCGTGCGTCTTCTACGCTCAGAGGCGCCCGGTCATATAACAATTTCTCCAGCCGCTGCCGCGGAATCCTTATCCATACCGTTGAAAAGCTCAAAAGGTTTTTCCCTGCCATCTTCACTTCTCCTTTCTGCGCTGTAGGCAACAAAAAAGGCGCAAGCCGGATACCGCGCGCTCCGCGCGATACCTCAACTTACGCCCTCAAGACTACCTTGCCAGGCTAACTACTTACCCTAAACTTTCCTTCTTCTCGATAATATCCCCTTTTGCTATCTTTCCCTCATGAATTTTGAACTCAACAACCATCGAACCAAACCGGACTTCTCCAGCCCGGCGCTTCAGTTCTCTGATTATGATCTCCTGCTTATCTTCTAACATTCTGGCTCTCTTTACTAAACAATCCCCTTCGTCATGCCGGGATCAATCGGGGGCGGCGGAACAGTCACTCCCTGCGGCCGGATTATCCTGCTTTTCCTCGCTTCAACCTCCTCCCGGATCTTCTTTATCCGATCCCGCTCGGAGTTGATGAACGACATTGCCGCTTCGCGCTGCTCCGGGATAATATTCTGCTCTGCGTTATCCAGAAAGGCTTCCGCGTCTTTTAGGCGGCCGAGATCTGTCAACATTACCGCTATATTATTATTCAGCCGGAAATCGTTTTTTCGTAATTTCCATCCTTTGAACCAAGTCTCCAGCGCAATAAACGCGTGCCCGGCTTTATGCTCCAGATTGCCCTTCCAGGTATAACATGAGTAAAGATCCGGGAAGTTTATGATATTCCAATCTGCCTGAGCCATCTCATCTTTGTATGCCGGCAGTTGGAAAAAGGTACGCAGAACGTAATAGGCGAATATGGAAGAGATCATCGCTGTCTGCAAATATAGAGGGCCTTCCACGACAACTGGAACCTGCAAAAGCAGATGACTTGACATAAGCATAAGACCGGAAAGCGGTAGGTATAGATATCGCTCTGCGATCGATTGCTGGATAGTGATTATATTGCACCATTGAGAAATGAAAAGCACAAACCAGAACAGACCAAATACGGCCGGGTTGGTGTGGATATGTCTTATATTAAATATAAGCGCAGACACTACCGCAAGACCAACGAAGAAATAACCGTCTATCCTGTGGCACTCTTTATTGTCTACATCGCTCAAACCGTAGCTGTAAAGGTATTTGTGATATATCCCCAGCCGAACCGGCAACAGGCCGAACATAAAATAATATCCGAGTGTTTTAAAATACAGAATGATTTTCACCGGCCGGATTGATGTCATTATATTTGTGCTCCCTTTCCAGCGCGGATCCATAAGCGCCCGGTAGTATCCGCAGAAAATCAATGCTCCTGCCGGGGCGAGAAAGATTAACCCCCACCAGTTTGAGAACAGAAACATTGCCGGTGTGAGAATGAAATTGAAATTTGTTGCGGCAACTGCGAAGTTGAAGAAATAAAAGATGGGCGAATAAAGCGGCAACGTCCACATAAGCAACGCCGTTAATGTTGCGATCGTATACCCGCGAGCTGACATCCACGCGGATCCCTGCGTTCCCGCGGGGTTAACCGCGAACAGGACCGCCGCCAGGAAAGACGTAAGGTTGCCTCCAAAAGCATAATAGATCATTATGGAATTAGCCGCATGGATGAGCAGCGTGAATACATGAGCCAATTTGACTGACTTTATATACTTAAACGAGAAGTGCCACCATATATATTGCATGGGATTACCGGCTTTCAGTTCTGGCTTAAATACCCATTCTTTTGTTTCTGGATCACGAACGCGCCTTACTTTGTTCGATACTTTCCACAGCTGCACGTCGTCCACGCAGAGGCCGTAGAATATCGTCTTCCAGAACACCAAAAGAACGAGAGTGAATATCAAGATTGCGGGTATCATAGCTTTGCTCCTTTCATTGATATAAAGTAATTTTTACCCAGGCTGTGCCGGCATTGGCCTATTTTTGGTAATCAGCGGTCGCTTNCCCCCGCACCGCTACTTCGGGGAGCCTCCGCCGGCACGCGCTGGCTATTCTATTTGATCAACTCCTTCGGCACCTTCCCCTTGGGAGCATTTTTGAAGACATACTCCACCAGGACCTTCTTGGGCGCGGACGCCTCCTGCGCAAAAGACATCCCCAATTCCTTGATCAGCTTCNCCAGCTCGTCTTTCGTACAGGCCTCAAGGTACTCCTTTGTTATGGCGTAATCTTTGGCCATCGAGAAGCCGAGAGACTCACAGAGGAATTCCAGGTCGTCATCGGCCAATGCTTTCGACCTCTCCAGGATAACTCTGCAAATTAACTCCTGCACCTTCTGGTCCCCTAATTCGTAAAGCTGGGTGATTGTCCAGCAATCTCCCCAGCTTTTCCCGGTACCTTTGACGATCCCTTTAAGAATTTCGCGCGGACGCATATCCCGGGCATTCCTGTCGAGATCCTCCAGGATCCTGTCCAGGATGATCACATTCCGGACTCTCTGGTTATCGATAGTGGATACCTTCGATACATGGAGGCTGTATTTTGCATTGCGGATACGGTTATCTCTCTTCGCCTTGGTCAGATCCTTTCCCCGGGAACTCCCGCCGGCAGATGTTTTGATCCCGGCGCTCTTTAGGATCCCCGGGAGATCCGATCTGTCTACCATCTCGATAACCTTGCCGGTGAACGGCTGGATAGCGTAGATGATCTTTGCGTCCTTGTTGTTTTTCAGCATTTTCCGGACCGTAACGCCTGACGGCCAGGAGTAATCGTGTTCATCCAGGGCGATGTACTTCTTATCCGGAGATTCGTCACCACGATATCGGAAAAGCTGCTTTGCTTCTTCCGGAGAAATAACCGTCTTCCCTTTCTCTTTGAGCCTTGACATTTCCCGCTGCACAGTCGCGTTTTTCTTTGCCTCAAAACNCCCGGGATCCGTACAGATGTCTTTCCCCTGGACGTCCGCGAAAAGCAGTTGGTCATTGCCGGTCCTCCGCGGGCACTCCACACAAGAACACTTGCCGGCAAGGCCTTTCTCCTTGGGATCGAACTGCGCCTCCTTGATCTGCACCATAAGCTTCTCTTCGATATATCCTTTGGCATCTCTGTAATTCAACGGCTCGCCGCGGCCCCAATCTCCGCCATTGGCGATATACTTACCGGCCTCCAACTGTAGGCTTGGCGGGACTTTAGCCACCAAGAGAGCCACGGAAGGGCTGAATTTACCGCTGTAAAAGAGCTTCCGATTCTCCGGAATCAACTCGCAAAGCTTGAGTCTGCCGTACACGTACCCCCGGCTCTTGCCGATCTTGGCCGCGATGTCGTCCACGGTCTTGTACCCGTGCTTTTTCATCAACGCCTCATACCCCTCTGCCTCTTCAAGCGGATGTACATCCTCCCTCTGCAGATTCTCTATGACCATACACTCAAGAGCCTGCTGATCCGTTAGGATCCTGACCACGGCCGGGATCTCTGTGAGGCCTGCGGTTGTTGCGGCCCGGAACCTGCGTTCCCCGCAGACTATCTCGTATTTGTTACCCTTAGTCCGCAGGAGAATAGGATTCAATATCCCCTTCTCTACCACGGAAGCCACCAGCTCCTTCATTTTCTCCGCGTCGAACGTCTTGCGCGAATTGTAGGGGGAAGATTTGATGTCTTTTAGTTCCACTGTTTTCATATCCACGGTAAAACCTCCTTTGCTATATTCCGTAGCAGCTTTTCTTTTAACCTATAACAGTTTGCGTGTCTTAAATGCCCTAAATACGACGCGATTGTAGCTTTAATCTTTTCTTTATCTAATTTCCCGCCTATAAACATCCGGAGTTTTGCCTTGAAATTATTGACAACGCGCCTTCTGACTAACACGTATTTAGGCCTTACGATATACCCCAGAAAATCAATGCCGTTCGCTATTGGTAACAGCTTGCGGCGGTCAGGATGCAGCCTAAGCTTTAACCTCCGGATAACAAATTCCCCGATCTCTTCCCTGATCTTTACCAGTTTCCCGGGGTCCTCATCCAGGATTACAAAATCATCGACATACCGGACGTAATACCGGCATTTAAGGGTGTGCTTTACGAACTGATCAAGCTCATTGAGATATACATTAGCGAAAAACTGGCTGGNGAGATTGCCGATCGGAAGCCCGCACTTGTTTTCTTTGCCAAACAGGCTTTTATGATTAGGTATCTGCGACAATAAAGATATATCTCCCCGGGAAACGTAGGACTTAGTGCAATCCCAAAAAAGCACTTTCTGGGTAAGCCATAGTATTTCTGGGTCATCCACTTTCCGCGAGATCTGCCCGAAAAGGATCTCTTTGTTTATCGTCGGGAAGAAATTCTTTATATCCAGCTGCAGGTAATATGCGCGGATCTGGCCATTTTTTGTTATTTGGCGGGNGAATTTCCCCAAGCGTTCTTTTGCGCAATGCGTTCCTTTACCGCGCCGGCAAGCGTATGAATCGTGAATAAATACCGGCTCAAAGACCTTCTCCAATTGGTCTACCAGAAGATGATGGACTATCCGATCCCTGAAATCAGCCGCAAAGATTTCCCGCTTCTTGGGTTTTGTTACCGTAAAAAGGATGGAGCGCGAAGGATGGTAAGTTTTATTGAGTAATTCTCGCGCAAGTTGAATGATATTATCTGCGGCGTTGATCTCAATCCGGAGAGCATTAATTGTGTTGCGTTTATTCTTCCGGCAATCAAGATAAGCCTGATGAATATTCTCAAACGAAAATATGCTGCTTTTAGAATCATTGGCTGGAACGCACAGGCCGGACATAATTATGACTGTCCTTATTGTTGTTGTTCACGTTGCCGTTGTCGGAGTTCACGCACCACGCGTCCCAAAGGCAACACCGACTGCTTACCTTTTCACTTAATGCCATAACGGCCATCGGAAACAGATCCTTACGGTACTATTCCCTGCTTTCTTATACCTGAGATACTGGTGGAAAAGGCGCCCAGTGACTTCCTATTCGCAGACTCCCGGGCAGGCTTCTGTTGCCTGCCGGGATTCTCGCAACTTCTCAACCATCCTTCGCACTGTTTTGATACTTCGAGTACTTTCCGCGCGGCTACCGCATAACTGTGCGGATTACGGTATGCTTTTATCTCTGCGCAGACATCCNCTCTGATTTTCAATTCCAACAATTTATCCAAGACAAGCCTAAGGTTATTTTCCCTCGCCGAGCGGATATTGGCTTTGGCAATCAAAACAAGTGCGGCATACGAATCCCTGCGGATATCAGCCCCAATCTGATATTTGTGATACCTCTCAAAACCGCGGATGATGATCTCAAAATAAGCCGTCATGTCTACCGCGCTTTTATATACTTTCAAGTTTTCGTATGCTGCACTCATTTTCTTCTCCTCACTGATAAATTGTCAAAACGTCGTCACTGGCTGGAACGCACAGGCCGGACATAAAGATGACTGACCTTATTGAAGCTGAACACGTAGCCGTAGACGGAGTACACGCACCACGCGGCCCCCTTATTCCAGGCACAGAGATCGCTTGACCAGTACCAGTCATCAAACTTTCCCTTGAAGATATCGGTATCGTAACAGGGATCAC